AATAATGCCGCATTGTGGGTTTAAACCATCGCCAGTCTTCCGGTCCTCTTTGGAAAGGGGCCGTATAATGGACCGGCTTTTCGGATGATGGATGGCCCCATACTTCACTTCATATTTTCCTTTCAGTTCAGGGCATCCGGCCAGCATTGCCTCGGTTTCCTTCCAGACAATTCTCGCCTGTTCCGTTTTCGTTGCACCGATGTACACCTCTGACATGCTTTCTCCGAACGCCATCGCCTCATAGGATGCTACACAAGCCAGGCTTTGCGACTTGGCGTTTTTCCGGCCTACTTGCCAATATCCCTTTTTGAAGCGCCGGTAATCTGTATCCTTGTGCACCCATCCGTAAATATTGCCGAATACAAATACTTGTATTTCATGGGGACGGATATGCTGCCCTTTTAACACGCCTTTGGTATGCTTAAAGAGCGTCATCCACTTCAGAAAGCGCATCGCTTTCGTTTCGTCAAAGATATAGGGGAAGGCATCGGTTCCCTCACGTTCAATATCCCGCAAAAAACGCAGGCAAGCCCATTTATGTTTCTGGCAGGCGATCACCCGGCCGTCGATGACATCATGGGAGTAGTCAATGAGCCATTGCTTCAGGCTCATACATCACCAAACTCCTGTTCAAACGGCGTCGGCTGCTTTGGTTCTTCTTTCGGCAAAGCAAGTTTCGCCCGGGAGCTTGGCGTCAATCCAAATTCAACGGCCAGCGATTTCATTTGCTCGTGCAGCTGCTTTTTCTTCGTGAGGAGAGGGTGAGGCACCTTGTTCGTTTCAGCCGCCTTGTTCGTATACTCCACCATCAGCCCTTCCTCCTCGATGATCTGCGAGCACTTAACATAGTTAGAATAGGCATCGCAGTACAAGGCAAGAGCATTCACATCGACATTCGTGACCAGCCCAATCTCTTTCAGTTCCTTCACGATCCGCTTAAACTCCTTCTTGGCCACACCGTCGAGCCAGCCCGGAGGTCTCACCTTGTCGTCATTCGGCCGGAGCTTCGCCTCGGCCTCCTTCCGGGCATCGATTTCCTTTTTCGTCAAATGCTTTGTCCCCTGAATTAAAATCAAGTCAACCGGCTTCGCACGTCGGCCCACTTTCAACACCACCTCTCGTTCGAATTTTCTCCAAAAACTGTTAACCCCCTTTTACGTCAAAAAGGGAACTTTGTGCACGCTGAGGGGGGCGCGCGGTCTTGGGCGAGTCGGCTAAAACTTTTTGACCCGCCCCTCCCCATATATCCTCTTGTCTTCAGTTGTTTTTCTGTTGTGGCATGGGTTGCAAAGTGACTGTAGGTTGCCTAACGATAGGCGTAATGACCAATCAACCCGCACCGGCACAATATGGTCCACCACGTCAGCCGGTGTGATGCGTTGCTTAGCAAGACAACGCTGGCAAAGATAGTGATCGCGGACCAACGCCGCACGTCGAACACGCTGCCATTCTTTGCTGTGGTAAAACTCACGAGCCTTCTGATCGCGAATATGTTCATCATAATACCGATGTCGTTCTGCTTTACTTTGTTGTTCTTTATACTTATGCTGCTCACAGTATCGTCCTTGCGTTAAGTGCGGACAACCTGGAACGGAGCAAGGCTTTTTCGGTCTGCTCGGCATAAAATCACTCCAAACAAAAAAGCACCCCGAAGGATGCTACAGTTTTAACCAATCCCTTATTTATTTAAGTCCTTTGTACGTTTTGGCCAAAGCGCTATTTTCTTCTAAAAAGTCCAGACCTTCTACTCAATACGATAAAAGGAGGTAACATCCTACAAAATTCATTCGTCAAATTTTTACAAACAATAGGTATTTGTCCTTAACACATTGAATAAATACATACACAGAGAGAAATCGGGAATTAAGGAGTTGGTAAACTTGGCGAAGAACACTGGGGACGGTTATAGAAAGGGAGCAGTAAGAGACCGCTCCCAAGTATATAATCCCAAAATCGATTCTTGGATTAAACGCGGTGAAGATGGACGTTTTATGGACGTTAAAACATCCGATAACAAACCATTTAAAGGCGTACGAAAAGAAAAATAACCATTAAGGTCACTTTCCCGATTTCTCTCCTTGAAACAGAAACGCCACTCCGGTCAGAGTGGCGCTGCATAAAAAGTGAAGGGGGAATTTAAGCTTTATTCAACCCGCCCTATGCTACCATCATATCACCTTTACGGCCAAACAATCCGCCAAAAATCTGCCGTTTTTCTGCCACTATTATGTTAACTTCACATCACCAACGCCTGCTTCCGCTCTTCCTGTTTTTCATAAATAACCTCTTGGCCAACTCATACATCTCGTCCTTTGGCTTTCCGCGGATGATGTTCGACACGTCCACTGTCGTGAGCTTCCGCTTCCCGATCCGGTATCCCTTTTTATTTAGCTCCTGCACCACCTTCGTGACGCTTTCCAGCTGCACATACAAATACACCGCTTCTTCTTCCATCGTCGTTGGAGTGTAGTTTTCAATCTTCCGAATGTATTCTTGCAAATATTCGATTTGCTTTTTCGCTTCCTCGACCAACATGTGCTTCCCCCCAACGAGTTCACTTCAATTTACAGACTGATGCACTCGCCAAAATCAGAAACCCCTTGATATTTCTAGTTTCATCGCCTTTTGTTTTATGAGTGCACCACACGCTTTTTTATGATGTACTACAGGGTAAAAAATTAAATTTTATACTTCAGCATCGCCTTATCCATCGCATCTTGGTTGACGCCAATGTACTTCAGCGTAATGTGAGGGCTGGAATGATTAAAAAGCTCCTGCAGCATGGCCACGTCTTTCGTTTGCTGGTAAAAATGGTAGCCAAACGTCTTTCGGAGTGTATGCGTTCCCACCTCATCCAGTGACACGTATTCAGCCGCCTCACGCAAAATGCGATAGGCCGTGGAACGATCAATAGGCCGATTCCCTCCTTGTCGGCTTCGAAAGGCATATTCGCCGTCTTTGAGCGTCTTGGCATATTCGATCAGCTCATTTCGTATGGCCGGCGGAATTCGGATCCTCTTTTCCTTCCTCGTCTTCTTCTCCCGCAGTTTCAAGTGTGTCTGTAACAAGTCCTCCTTCTTCAATTGCAGTAGGTCTGATATTCTCAATCCTGTGTGGATGCCGAGAACAAACAGGATGTAGTTGCGCTTGCTTCGTTTCAATAAGTATTTTTTCATCGCCGCAATCTTTTCTGGATCGCGAATCGGCTGTACAAAATTCATGATGACACCTCCTCGCGGTACACTTCAATTTTCAAAGCAAAGGCGAGCTTGTAAAATGCCCTCGATTTCAATCGATAATATTTCCGCTCGCTCATGCCAAGCTCGGGATACACTTCATAGTCGTAGACATCTTCAAACGACATATATCGTCGGACAATAATGGCACGCTCCCACTTGCTTAGGCGATTCACTGCACTCGTAATCCTTCGTATATACTCGTCCCGTTCCCGTTCATAATCGACATTGCGAATTGCGATGGTTTCTGTTGAGGAGCGAAACTGATTGGACGATGCAGGTACAAGCGAGTAACACTGCGTAACCCTAGGCATTTCATCCAGCCGAAGCGTCAGCAAGTAAACCCGATACTTTTCCAACGCCGCTTCCACTGCCCTTTTTGTGGCCGCGCGATCAATCTCTGGCAACATGAACTCTCTCAACGTTCTCCCTCCTATCGCTGGCGGAATGCGCCGCCTTTGCCTCGTCGATAGATTGGTCGGTAGGTGCCCATCAGCTCCTTAATCTCCCGCTCCGTTAGCCGTTCCTTGTCACATTTTTGTTTCCGTTCTTTTCGGTTCCACTCCGGCCGATAGGCCATGTTATTGGCCTTGATCCATTTCCGCATTTGGTCTTGGATGGTGCGCATCTGTTTCCCCTCCTGATTGCAAAAGAAAAGAGGACACCAATCATACAAGGATCGCCTTGTATCATCAGTGTCCTCACGCTCTCGGTCTTGGACATATTTGGTTTTAATTCCATTATATCAGAACAGCTGCCTTTTGTAGCAAGATTCGGAACGTTTCTCGGCCTTTTGGCGTCACAAGCGTTTGAACATCAGCTCGTCCATTTCGTTCCCATTCCTTCAATTCAAAGAGAGACGGCACGTATTGAGCATATGGCTTCAACTTTCCTTTTTGGTCTCGATATATATACTTTTTCTCTAGCAGCCAATCGATAAAGGCCTTGGGCTTAATTTTCAGCTCCTTGGCCGTGTCTCTAAAGTTCGTGAGCAAACGCCGATCAACAAGTGCATCAAAGTAATCAGCTTTCGGTTGCATCGCCGCGACCTGCTCATTTTGTTTTCGGACCGTTTCCAGTGTGGCGCGAAAGAGAAGTTTAGTTTGTTCATCCGCATGTTTTAGATATGTCTCCACGAATACATCGTCGTTCGCGACGTATCCGCCCGTTTTTCTGATCGTCGGAATGACTTCATGTGTGATCCACCGCTTAAACTGCTTAGCTTCTGATTTGCGACTTCCTAAAATGAGCGTGTATAAACCAGGCTCATTCACAATGAATGTCTCTTGTTTTCTTCCCAGCGAATCGGTGACCGGAATTAAACTCCGCTCATCTTCATCGAGTCTTTGGACTGCTTTTCTTGCATCAGCAATGTCTAGAATTTCACAAACATCTTTTGCTACAAACCAAACTTCATCATCATTTATAATCGTTCGTACTTGACTGCCGCTGTAAATAAACACTTTTTGCAATTGATTCATCGAAAATCCCTCCCGTAAACTAGACCACTATCGGTCCAAGCAGATCCTTCTTGCTCCTCTTCACCGACAATGACGATGTCATCCTTACCCCGAATCCCTACTGCCGCTCCGGATTGAAAAACGAGCTTATATGGTGTGATCCCGTTATTATTTTCTTGAACTATGCCGATCAATCCACTAAAAAACCCGCGTTTTTTATAAGCCAACTTGCCAATCAATTCTCGATCCAGTTTTTCCTCCCGCTGTCGCATTAAAACAACTCGCTTTCCTCATACTTAATCCGCGCCGTCTTGCCTTTCGCTGTCTCGATAATCGTATATCCATGCTCAAC